GCTTCTAATTTGTGCAGTGCCACTATCGTTTTGTATCTTTAAAAAGTTTGTACCACCATCTGCAAAGAATACTTCTGCGCCATCAGCATCAAGAGTAATATCTCCTGCTACGTCTAGTGTGAAGTTGCCTGTATCTGTTATTGATCCGTCTAATATAACCGTACCACCTCTGGTAAGATTACCTCCAGCCGTAATAGCACCTGTAGCAACTGCTCCTGTTGTTGTAATTGTTGAGGAGCCGTTGTTTATATTACCAAAGCCTGACGTTATACTACCAGAGTTTAATGCCCCTGTTGCTACGATACCGGAGCCAATAGTAATGTTAGTAGAGCCATTAAATGCTACGCCGTTGATAGTGCGGGCCGTAGCCAGCGTAGTAGCCGTTGAAGCGTTACCTGTAAGAGCCGCTGTGATTGTGCCTGCGGAGAAGTTTCCAGAACCATCTCGTGCCACAACTTTCGAAGCTGTATTACCCGAGACTGCGTCTACACCAAGAGTGAGCGCGGTACCCTCAGAAGCCGATCCACCACCTGTCAGGTATGAGCCGTTAGCAACAGACTGGACATAGTTACCTGTGGTATCCGTGCCTAGAGCAACAGAGTTTGCTTGGATTGTTGCAGTGCCTGTGACATTGCCAGAACCGTTAAATGCAGCAGAAGTCCAAACAACGTCGCCTGTCATTCCAATTGTTCGACCATTAGCTAGTGTAGTGGCAGACCCAGTCAGGTCAGCAGTAACCGACGCGAATGTAGGAGTAGCAGTAGTTGTGAGGTCAATACCTGTAGAAACCTTACCACCCATGCCCGAGTGATTAGTACAATAATAAAATAAGTTAATTGGAGCATCTTGCTCTAGTGTCACCTGAGTATACGCTCCAGATGAGCCCGGTGTACCAACAGCCGTTACGCCTACAGTGTACGCAGACCCTCCGGCATGAGTGCCGTTGGATGTAGTGCTCAACCGTAATGGATGCCCTGCATTAGAGCTATTTGACTGGTCAAAGCGTACAGTTACAGATCGTTGCAATAACGCTGTTTGCTGCAAAGCTCCATCTAGATAATACCTATTTCCTGCACCGGGGTTAGCTACAGTAACAGCTATGGTCAAATAAGGTTGTTTTCCAACTAGTCCAGCTACAGTAGTATTTATAGAAGCGTTTCCTGTTCCGTTAAAAGACCCTGACGAACCCGTGGCATCGCCAGTTAGGGATATGGTTCTGCCTGTAGCTAGCGCGGTGGCAGTAGAAACTGGAGTGTTTAAGGAGAACTGTGTACCAGACAAAGATAGCCCTGCACCCGCACTATATACTGGGGCGTCAGAAACTAACGTGAAAACAATATTTGTTGTGCCAAAAGTAATAACGCCTGCTGTGGTCATTACGTCAAGCTCACCACCGTGAACCGCACCCTCAGTAATAAAGAAAGCATCACCTTCACCTAGTGCATCTGTATCACTTGGTCCGTATGAGTCCGCATCAGTAGCGCGGGTAAGAACCCAATTTGCGCTGCCACTGCCAACTGTAGTAACCTTATAGACACCATTATGTGCTTTGTTAGTTTGGTCTTGTACCATCACGCGGTCGTTTGTGGTTACTGAAACTCCGTCCAATACTAAAGCCGCTTGCGTTCCTGCGTTAGTAAGTGTGGCCCCAACCCCGCTGGAACCGTTGCTATATGTAGCGTTTAGGTTCGCAGTTGTTTCAACCCGGCAAGGTTCGTGATAGTGGATACCCGCCGCAGCAATAGTGTCTACATATTGTTTGGTAGCAGATTGTAGCGCCGCAGTCGGATTAGCGTTAAGAATCAGGTTGCCCGTCATCGTACCACCACCTCTAGATAAAAGAGTCTGTATGTCGACCCCATCTACCGTACCACCCACAATTAAATTGTTGCCGATGGTTACATTATTACTAGCGTCTTCAATTACGGCCTTATCGGCAGGGTAAGTCAGGAATATATTCTTCGTCCCTACACCCCAGTTGACAGCGTTGTTAGAGTTAGAAGATGTAAATACCGCCGTGCGAGTAATAGTCCCCCCACTAGACGCGTAAGTTCCAAGTCCAACCTCAAAGTTATCGTTATCCGTTATCGAGTAGTAGACGGTGTCACCGTTAGATACCTCGGCGGAAAATGCTTGAAAACCTGCAACCGCGCCTCCCAGAGTGTAAGCCCCAGTCCCCGTAGAGTTAGTGGTTTCCTGTACGCGATCAGCGACAATTAGAGCCATTGGGCAACCCCTTTATTTTTTAAGCTATACGGATGATAGCGTTCGAAGCATCCGCTGTTGGGAACTGGATAGTAAATGTACCAGAAGTCGAAGTTTTGTCTGCACCAAAGTCCAGCACTGCAACTGTTGGATCGCCTGAAGCGCTGTCATTGTAAATTAACGCTCCGCGAGCTGTAATTGTTGCGCTGGTAAAGTTAAGGTCAGCGAAGTCTGTCAATGCTGTAGTACCTGAAGTTGTCGGTGTCACGTTTGTTAATGTACCACCACCAGCACTGTAGGAACCTGAGTTGCTTACTTCGTTACCTGTAGTATACGCAGTGGTCGCTGCATTGAACGATGCACTGTTAGTATACAGAGCAAGTTTGAATGTATTGCCTGAAGAGGCAGTGAAGTTGTGCGTACCAGTAAGTAATTCCTTTTTAAAGGATGTACACATGAAGTTACCATTAAAGGCCATTTAAAGTCTCCTAAGTTGGGTTGCGAGGTCAGGAAACCCAGCCTCTTGTAGTTTTACGCATGTGGTTGCGCGGTCTTCCTTAACCGCTACTTTAATATAATGCGCGATAATTTGCAACATCTGCGATTTATACGCTTCTGCTTGCAATCGTATCTCGGGCGGGGCAGAAGTAGACACACTCATTAGCTTGTCTACACACATTTCCGCTACAGAATCAGGGCTATGCCCTCCTTTGTTAGCGGTGTGTACTCTTATGGCATCAAAGCCAAAATCCATTTCAACTTGCATCAAAGTCTCCCATCTCTGTACTCGTCTGTCGAGCTACGTATTTGGACCCCGGTAAGCTGTCCAAGAGCTTCGTCGTAACGAGTAGTGTATAATTGGATAAGGTCTGCCTCACCCTTCATGTATGTATACGACTCTATCAAAGAACCATAAAGCAGAGCGGATTCGGCGTTGTCGCCGTACCAAGATGTGCCTGTGGCAACGATTGAAGGCGGATCATAATAGTAGTGTAGTTCAACTGCATAGTTGTTGTCAGGTGTTGGACCAAGAATAAAGTTACCCTGTTCCCCATTAAAGTCCCCATCAAACTGAGCGTAGTATTTTGGTAATGCAGAAGTACTCGCTGAGGGATAGGCTTCACGAATAAAATTCACATCCTTATCAATAAGGAACGAATAATCCCCAGACGAATCTACAACAGCTAAAGAGAACACAGAAATAAAATCCTCTGGTCGAGCTAAGTACAAATTACCATTAGTAGTGGACGCAGTAACATTCTTGCGCAGCTCAGGCACCATGATAGACCGGTTAAGCCTCTCTTCTGACTGCCTAACGAACATAGGAATGTTAGAGACGAAGCTCGTCTCCTCATTCTGTGTATAATCTTTTATTGCTGCAACCAGCTCTGTGTAGTTCATTAGAACTTACCCCATCTTAAATCCGCCACCACGAATAGCAGCTCCCATACCACGGCACATACCGCCGCCATCTGTCTTGCCGCCCGGTGACATCTTCTTGACTTCGCCGCCGTAACCCATCTTCTTTACTTTGGCTTTGCCACCGTAGTTCATTTTCTTGACTTTAGCTTTGCCACCGTAGGACATTTTACCAACGCCATCAGCAGCATAATCAGGAACCATTGTTCCCTTTGGACCTTTAACCATGTTCAGCTTACCGCCACCTTTCATATTTTTCATCTCTTCCCTTTCACGGCCTTCCATTTCATTTATACGGAAACCACGTTCCATTGCTTCTATTTCTTTTTTAGTAGCACCCAAACCTGCTGGGCGAAGTTTAGGCTTCTTTGAAGTTTTTTTCTTCTTGCCTAAATTTTTTGGTCTAAGTCTAGGACGCTGCATATTAATCTCCATCAGTTGTTGTTATGGTGGCGCTTCCTACAGAGCCTACCATATATTGAGCTGGGTTCCAAATAGGATTATAACCAAACAAACCTCTGCCCGGATTAACGTCTGGGCGTGGGTTAAGTAAAGATTGCGGGTCTGCTGTGTTAACATCCCCGATAAAGTTTTGCGGTTGGTCAGGATCAAATACATCTTTGCCTACACGTAGACCCGTACGTACTCCATGTTGGACCTCGTATATAAGGTCTTCCAGCTTGTAGCGAAACCCAGTCCGGTCACATATACCGTATGCGTGTTTACCACTAGCATAACCCGGCATTATATATTCCCTCTAAACGGTACCATACGAAGTGTAGACCTATCTTGATCTTGATCTGCAGCTCTACGGAATTGTTCTTCATATTCTTGTTTTAAAGGACCAACTCTCTCAGCCACTTCAGGTTTTTTCATAGCAACATAGTATGCCAAGCCAGACACAAGAGCAGGTACAAAACGTGGTGGTATAGAAGTAGTAGCTCCTCCAACACCGCTTGCCAGCCCATCTATGCCTTTTAAGCGATAGTAAGCCAACTTATATGTCGTAGCATCATTCGGTACAGGCCAAAGAGTAACTTGTACATCTGTAGCATTGCGCTGTACGTATATTTGAGATGGACGCCCTTGAGTGTTTTTATTCCCTTGCTGTGAGTATGTAGAAACACTCATGCGTTGGATATACGAATCAAGTTGTTGCGTCGTACCTTCGTCAGTGCGAAGTTGGTGTTCAATTAGGTCAATAGTATCAGAAGGTAGAGTATAAGTAGCTGTACCTGCAACCAGAGGTATAGTTCCCGCCTCTATGGTAAATAAGTTCAGACCACGGTTCTGCCACTCTAGCGTCATAATATTAAGGCTACGACGGGCGGTTTTTAAATCATACCCCGAACGCATTTCAAGGCCCGCACGTTCGTACGCTTCCTCAAATAATTCATTTAGTTCTGGTACAACAACTGCCATGATCTAGGCCTTCCTATACTTTGCCGTCTTCTTGGCTATCTTTTTAGGTTGTTTAGCAACCTGTTTACCTTTTTTAGTAGCCGCTCGTTTAGCTTTGGTAGTAGCAGCGTATTCTTTAGGTGACAAAGCTTGTATAGCTTTTGTAGGTAGATACCGTTCACCCGTAGCATTTTTTCCTTGTGTCGATGGCTTACCAGACTTTGTCCGCCATTTCTGCTTTCCCCAGCTGCTAAGACTTTTTTGACTTTTTGCTTTTGCCATCGGCTTTAGCCTTCGCTTTCTTACTTAAATCTTTGTAATGGGATAACTTAACACTTGTTTTACCATGGGCCTTGCCTGTGTGCAATGAACCGTTAGGCATCTTGTGTTTACTCCCTGTATAGAGAGTTCCATCTCTTTTATAGTGCTTTACGCCCTTCATTTCCTATAACCTCCACCTTTAGCTTTATACTGTTTTGCGAGCATCTGAGCTTTGCGGGCAGACCACTGTCCGGGTTTACCACCTTTGCTGCCAGCTTTAATCTTGTTGAACAGGCCCTTACGCATTGTGGGCTTAGTGTAATTACCAGCTTCATTCACACGACTCTTAGCTTTACCGCCCTTGGCCATAGCCGCTACAGGTTTACGAGGCACTGCTTTTTTAACTCGATTGCCTGTAAGTTGTCTTCCCATAGAACTACGTCCCATCATGTCAACATTTCCACCTTTTTCTAGCCTGCCGCAATCTACTGTTAGGGTCTTTGGCCGCTTTAGGGAACTGTTTCATTTGTCCCGCAGAACGTGCGCAATAGGACTTACGGCGTTTAGCTGCAGCACTTCCCTTTTTAACCTTGCCAGTAACGGCTGTTTTTAGTTTAGAGCCGGGGTTATCCCGACGATACTTGGCCACACCTTTTTTAGTCATCCCCGCGCCAGACTTAGTTGGGCGTTTTTGACCACCTTTTATGGTGTGACCTTTCATTGTACCTTTTTTCTTAACTGCCATATTACTCTATAAGTAGCGTCATTACGTTTCCTGTGCCTGTGAAGACAGAAACAAAACAACCGTTATCAGCTAAAATACCGTCATTTGGAATATATACGTCGTTCCAACCAACAGGTAAAGTTAACTGCAGTATAATAGGGCCAGTAGCTGACCCACTACGAATAGTGAAAGCGGCGGCTGCAGCGGCGTTCACTAGAACCCCCTGCAATCTACCTCGTGATGGGCCTACAAGTGCAGCGTTATCGCTTGCTGCAAAGTTATAAGCTCGTACTTCTTGACCAGCCATTTGCTAGCTCCTTACGCTAAATTTTAAAGGTCGATAGCCTGTTGGTACAGAACAGTGAAACGAATTGTTCCTGCATTAGTAGCACCAGTAGTTGTTACTGTAAGACGCTTTTCAGTACCAACGTCTGCCCAAGCCAATGCTCCACCTGCTTCAGTAGTAGGATATTTACGACCTGCACCAGAAGCGGCACTAATTGAAAATTGGTTTATAAAAGTAGCGTTGCCGCCAACAGTGTCGCCAATGCTCAGTACGCAAGTTGCGTTTGCAACAGCAACAGGAACATCAATAACGATGTCAATAATTTGTGATGCAGCTGGGATTACGATATCAGTAACAGTAGCTGCTTGTGCACCACCTGCGGTACTAAAAGCAGTGGTCTGAGCCATAACGACTTGACCAGTGTTTTTAACATTTACACCTAGCGTAGTTCCAGTTGTTTCTTTAATTGTTCCGGCCTTGATAGGTCCAGAGAATGTAGTAATACCCATGATTATCTCCTGTCAGGGTTAAGTCAGTCGCACCATGCAACTGTCAGGGATATGGGTATACTACAACACCTTTAAGCAAAAAGAAAGCCCCACCGAAGCGGAGCCTTCCAAATTTAAATATTAGGAGCTTACGCGCCTTGTGATCCGTAGATACCTAATGGATCAGAAACACCGAAGCTGTAACGCTCACGCGCTTTGTAGCGCACGTTGCCAGTATCGAAGTCACCATCCATTCCTGTAGCCATCGCAGAACGTACGAAGTGCTTCATACCGTTAGGGATGTCTGTAGTCAGGAACCAAGCGTCAGCGTCTGTAAGATAATGGTTTACGCCGTATCCTTCAGGAACTGCACCGTTAGAGCTGAGTGCATTGATATCGTTATCAGCTGTACCTACACGTAGAGTTGTTTCCAACAAACGAGTTGCTACGAACTGTAACGCAGACGGGATGATTAACTTTCTACCGCGAGCTGCGATAAGTAAGCCACGTTCGTCTGTGTATCCACCAATGTCGATAATCGCCTGTTCAAGCGAAGTCTCATTAAGGTCAGCACTAACCGCTGGACGGTTAGAGTTTGTACCACCACCAACTGTTGGGTGTGCAGTACTGAACAATGTTACACCATCACCAGATTGGAAAGTGTCAAAGCCCGTATTGAGCAATGAAGCAGCTTTAACCTGCTTAGTGTATGCCATAGCGCGAGCTAAAGCTTTTGTGTAACGTGAGGACAAAGAATCGTACAAGTTATCTTCCATCGCTTCTTCAGTGATGGCGAAACCCATAGCGATAGTTTCGTGTGTGTAGCGAGCTGTGAACGCCTCTTGCGCATTGTCGTACGCAATAGATGAACCTTCAGCCTTTGTTGGTGCTGCACCAAAACCAGATAATTTAACTTCTTCTTCAAAGCTACGCTCTGAATTTTCTGTCTCATAAATGTCCGCGTGTTCGTTTTCGTATTTACCATACTCAAGCCCAAATAAGGCATTAAGTCCGGGTAAGAGCTCTTTAAGCGCCTGTGCGCGTGAAATAGCCATGTGTTATCCCTCCTTACAAGCCAACAGCGTTAGTCATGCTGCTGTAGCCGGGGTTAAGTTTAACCAAAAGATCAGGAAACGCATCGCCAATAGGTGATACAGCGGCCACGATACGGAAGGCGGCGGTGGTAGTCTTAGTTGTCGCGTCAACGGAACTTGTAGAGTTACCAGTAGCAGTTCTGCCAGTAGATGTAGACTGAGCAGCTACGAAGAAAGTATTCGCACCTATATCAGACTGGTCCATAGCGCCGTCTGCTTGTACTTGGAATAGTACGTTTGGATCGTCTACAACGAACGCTTTCGCATTGATTGAACCGGACGGGTAGTACTGCGAGAAAGTCGTTTGACCTTCAGAGTTTTCGTACTCGCAACCCACAAACACACCAAGAGAACCTCTTAGAGTTGTTCCTGTTGGGAACGCGTTTGTGCCACCGTCGGCACCTGTTGCAGTTGATAGTGCGATGTAACCATCAGCACCGATATGAACGACTTGACCGTAAAAGAGGTTTGTTGCCTCTCCAGCAGGGTCGATCAGAAACTGGGATGTCGCCCCAGCGTAGGCCATTCCGTCGGCACGTTTTACCGGCTTTAGACCATAGGGAGCAGCTGTAGTAGCCATGATGCTCTTCCTCCAGATTTATTTACTTTTGAAGTAAAGAGCATCATTGCCCCTTACCATATAATTACCGCGAACTACGCTCAGGTTTAAGCATAGGCATCCGCGGGTCAGACTCACGCATGTAGTTTCTATCGACAGCTTCAGCCTGATTTTGTGCAGACTCAAGTTGACCATGAATACGATCGTCTCTTAGTTCGGTCGGGATAGCGCAAAGCAATAACCCACCAACTTCGATATTGTCTTTAAATCGAGAATCAATATCTGACATGATGTGTAGCTCAGGATAATCCACTGCCTTTACAGGCACATAGCCATCACGAAACCGTCCAGAAACATTTGTCATATCTGCATTACCCAATGTAGCTGTGCGAATCCAGCGAAACGAAAGTCCGTCTCGTGATTCGGGGGTAGGTAGCATAGACGCGCGTTTCCAAGGTTTACGACGTTCTCCCGCTTCGCGGGTTTCGGTTGTACGAGGTTTTCTATCAGCCATTTTGCATATCCTTTAGCTTTTGCGCCGCGTATTCTTTATTAGATAATCCGAGACGCTTGGCGATTGCGGCCTCCGATGAGGTGATGACAACTTTATTGCGTGATGAGGCGGTATTTCTACCACCCGGGGCCACCACGGAGCCAGCCTTACGTTGTGGTTGTCGAACCTCGGGTTCCACGTCCGCAAAGCGATCTGGGTATCGAGACCGCATGGCCTCGTTTATCTTACTATAGTACACATCCGATGTAGAATCAACGCCTGTCTCTAATAGTTCTTCATGTATAAGCATAGCGTACCGTGTCATGCCCGTATCTTTCTGGAACCAATCGTTCTCAGCTACCCATTCCTGTGCCTTACGATCGGGTCTAGGAACACGAGGAGCTGCTTGCGGTGCAGGAGTTTCAGACTGGTCTTGCACAGCTTGCTGCGCCGGTTTCCAGTTCTCTACACGATCAGCTTCAAGCTGTAGCTTGGACAACGACATCTGCGCTTCAAGCACAGCATCCGTGTCTCCAGCCTCATAAGCCTCTTTATAAGCTCGTTTCGCGCTGTTAAGTTCTGACGCTACACGCGCCTTGGCTTCGTTAACCAGTACACCTTCACCTTCAGAAAGGTTTTTACGGAGACGTGTAGCTTCGTTCTTCTGCGATTCTGCATACTGAACTGCGGCTTCACGCTCGCGTTCGGCTTCTTCCTTGCGACGACGTTCTTCATGGAACTCGAATTTTAGCTTCTTGATACGTTTCTGTACCGATTCGCTGTGCTTTTCAAGTTCCTCGTCTTCTGGAATATCCGCCTCTGCGTCAGCTGCCCGACGTGGACGACCTTTATCCTCTTCAGGAGTATCATCAGCGATTTCTACTTCAAAGTCATCATCACTAGCGATGTCTACTTCTAAAGCTCCGGGCTCTACTACTGTGTCTTCAACGACTGCTTCTATTTCTTCGTTCATGCTCTACTGTACCCCCGTGGGTCTTCGACTACCGCTTCAACAGTATCGTCGTTGATAATACGGAACTCTTTGTTATGTAATTTAAAACGTGTACCTGAATACGAACGGAAGATAATAAAATCACCTTTTTCGCACCAAGGTCCATTCGGGAACCGCTCTTTGTCTGTATAGGCTTCAGTACCTATACTTATGACATATCCAATAATGGTCGCGGTTTCTTCCATCTTGGTTAAAGAATCGGGCATATAAACACCGCCATCTGTCTTGCCTTCAAGTTCTGGGATTGCGATAAGCAGCTTGTAACCTTTCGGTTCGGGCAATTTTGCCAGTAGCTGCTCGTCATCTACTTTGTCGGTAGCGTACATCTTAGTCTCCTGCAGTGATTAGAGGCTCACAGCGCCTTTTGCGTGGATTATTCCACGTTATGTCATATATCTACACGTATGATGCCTAAGCTTCAATATACTTCTTCTCAATATCTTTAACATCATTACGTATAATAGTTAGAGCTTCGTATTTACCTACTAGTTTCCAGTAAGTTTCTTGGTCTTTAGCGCCGCCCTCTGCGAGGTGCTCGGCGATAGATGTGCGGCTCTCATCGAGCCGTGTAAGCATGGTATGGAAAACACTATCAGCCATCTAAGTTCACTTTCTCTGCAATATCCATAGCTAGGCGTGCTGCGGACTCTTTCTGATCTGTTTCAAGCTCGGCAACCTTAACCCCGATACGAGCCGCTTCTTTCTCCTCTTCAGAGTCGATACGTGCTTGTTGTAGTCGGGCGTTCTCCTGTTTAGCCATAGCGTCGATATTTACTTTCAGCTTATCCATCTCGATCTTATGTTTCAACTCAGTTTCTTTAATCATCAACTCACGTTGCTGAATCTGAGTAAGTGGATCAGCTTGCTGTGCAGCGGCTTGTTCCGCAGCTGCTTCGGCTTGGCCTTTCTTGAACAACTTCTCTGCGGCTTGTGCAGCTAGACGCGAAACCTGAAGTTCTATATCTTCTGGTAACGGTGCCTCTGGGTCTGGTAGTTCTACGCCCAACTGCTTCTGTATCTCTACACGATACTGCAGGGCTACGTGTTCCGTAATATGAGACATCGCAGCAGACTGAATTGCGCTTGCAAACGGTGATTGTCCCACAACCTGCATGATCTTAGGGTCTTGCATTGCCATCATGTGAGTCTGGATATGCGCTTCGTGATCTTGATAAGCGAAGGCTTTGACTGGCTCTTGCTTTAATATAGCCATGTTCTCAGTTACTGGATCAGCAGGTTTGATATCTTCTGGTAGCTTGATGATATCATCCGCATCTTTAATGCCCAGAACTTCGAGCATTTGACGGTGTAGTTTGCCCATATTGTACATCTGTGGTGCTTGTTGAGCTAGCTGGAGTGCAGCTTGATACTGCATTATACGCTGTGCCATTGTGGCTGCATTAGGGTCAGACACCGGAATAACGTCCACCCGACCATCAAAGTCGGATATACGATCTGCGGGTTCATCCATCTCATATGCGTACTCAGCAGGCATGTAATCATGTACGATCCTAGCTAAGATACGAAGTTCTTGTTTCATAGCGGCGTGTAAGCGAGCCTGAATACCAGACATCACTTGCATAGAACGCTCCATAAGAGCCAGAGTTGTTCCTACAGGGGCTTGGGCGTTGATATCACCTACTTGGATGTCACCTACTGCGCCAATACGTCGTCCTTCATCTACTACGTTCCCAAGTAGTGAGTAGAGTACGCTTGATGGTTCTTTGTACGGGAGAGGTACAATAGAATCTTTAATTGTGCCTGCTGGCACATCCACGTCACGGAACTCACCCGGCATAATGGGGGTATTATCACCGGTGATACGCATGCCCCGGGCTTTAAAGCCTGCTGGGAGGTTAGACAGCGTACCTGCATCAATAAGTTGACGCATGATAGAGGTGGCAGATTTGGTCAAACCACCAAGCGTATGTATAAGTCCTGTACCGTAGAAGCCCATACCGGGTAAGTATGGATAGTGTACGACATGCATACGCTTCTCGCGCTTGCTGTCTTCTTCGTACCAATTACGGCGAATAGCTAGAATGATGCTAGATGATTTATCAACTGTCACTACGTAAGGTAGCGCAACACCGTCTATATCATCAAAAGGCTCGGGCAGGTCTAAATCTACGTGCATTTCTAGGATAGTATGTCGTGCATCGTCGGAGAAAGTAGGTTCTGAACCTTCTAATTCGTTGTATTTCTCTTCAATGTCCGTAACATCTCTAGTTGCTTCGGGTAACTCAACGTCACGATAGAACCCATTCACCTGTAGCTTGAGTACTTCTTCAGGTGTCTGCTTCATAACGTGTGTAAATCGTGGTGCAGTCCGTAGATTAGACGCACCGTAAGATACTACGAGGTCTTCTGCGGGCACAAACTGGGATACAGGGCGTTCTGTAAGGGGATCAAAGTATATTTTCTTAAACGCGGAGCCTGCCATTGGGAGTTTAAACAGCATCTGTTCCATCTCGTCACGGTAATCCGGCATCTTCTCAGTGATAAGATAGTTAAGTTCGGTCTCGACACGTTGTGCCTGCTCAAACTTCTCAGTTGTCATCTTACCTACAATTTTACTACGTACGGGACCTGCTGCTGGAAGAAGCTCTCCCATTGCCTGTGCTTGAAACTTAACCACCGCTTCGGTCATCATAGGGTGATACACCCCAGAAGCACCATTCCACGGCTCTGTACGCTCCTCTACCTTCATCCCTAAAAGGTCCATACCCTTAATGTAGGCATTGGCCCATTCACTTCGAGATTCACGATCAGACGAAAAGTGTTCTATTAGTTCGTTCGCTATTTCCTCAAGCTCGTCATCTTCAATAGATTCGGCAAGGTTAGCGTCGTGAGAAACATCTTCAGCCATCTCAGGGTCATCCCCAAACTGAATTACAACTGACCCGTCTTCCATTTCGACTTCGACAGCCTCGGGGTCTTCTACTACGACCGTTAGATCAGGAGCTAAATCATCCTCAGTTGTTTCAAGGATGTTACTAGGTTCCATAGGTTTTTCGACTGCCATGTTTTTGCCTCACTCTGTGCGTTTGATGGCACTATAGCAGATATAGCACCTAAATAGAAAGATATCTTCGTAGGGTGAGGACACAACGGACGAGGGAGTGTCAATGCGCAGTGCCCCCACGGACGCTACCAACGTCCTGTAGACATCCATACTACACCTGTACATGTATGTCATCCCCATCAATAATATGCCGCCTTACGATGTAAATATGAGTCATCGTCCTCCATATCCGTAGGTAAGCGGATAAATCCACCCTGACGGAATCTTAGGAGAGCCATAACTGTACTATCGACCAAGTCATCGTTCGACATGAACGGAAACCCAGCCACTTCTTCTACGAGTTCGTCTGCCCAGCGAGTAGCGGGTACCCAGACCATGCCCGAAGATATAATATCTGACACAGAGTTCAGCCTTGCCAACTTATCACCAGTCCCCCGGTGGGGTGTGTACTCGGTGACGGGCAGTCCCATGCGTCTCATCTCTTGGTAGAGTGCAACTCCAGAGCTTTTCTTCTCCACAATGAACGCATCGGGGTCCCAGTGGTTGTACTGTTCCATAGCTAGCTCTTTGAGTTCAGGGAACTCTAGCCGTTCTTTTATACTATCAAGTAGAATAATGTTGTGTGAGCTTGATTCTTCGTGAAAGAACACGCCCCAAGTGGTCAACGCGGTGTAATCGGCCCTATTATGCTTCTCTGCGGCGGCATCTAGGGACATAATTACGTACTCAACGCTTGGCATGGCGTCATTTTGCCAGATATTCCACCACTCGCGCTTAACAATCGAGGCTTCTTCGGACGTGGGCTGCTGTTGATACTGCGAGTTCCACTGGAACGCAGGCATCGAAGCTTTTGTTCGTTCTAACGCAGGGAGATCAAAGAACTCTGGCCACAAAGGTTTCTTTATTGGCTTACCATCTTTGTCTTCAGAGTCTAAAATTGCCGGAAACTCAACGATTTCGTACTGATCGGCCATCTCATTCTTGACCATATCGTTAGTTACACGTCCTGTCAGGTCATCCATATGCCATCTAGTCTGCACGATAGCTACACGCCCGCCGGGCATTAGCCTTGTTCGCGCTCCGAAGGTAAACCACTCGTAGGCTTTTTCGAAAACAGAAAAGTTCCCGTTGATAACATCTTGTTCAGAGTGTGGGTCGTCGACCAGCAATAGGTCAGCGCCACGCCCAGCCAAAGCAGAACCAATACCACACGCAAAATACTCTCCTCCAAAGTTTGTGTTCCATCTCCCAGCTGATTTACTGTCCACTGCTAAAGCAACATCTGGAAATATAGATTTATATTCATCTAGGGCAATTAGGTTACGGACTTTACGCCCAAAATCCACAGCTAAGTCCGTGGTGTGTGACACCATCATAACTTTTTTGTTCGGGTTCCGCCCTAAAAACCACGCTGGATAAAATATCGACACGAGCTGCGACTTGCCATGACGCGGGGGTATGTTTACGCATACTCGATCTTTACCATCCTTGTCTCCGGGACCACGTTCAACGTCCATCAGCATGTCCGCAAGGATTCTATGATGCCTTCCAACCTTGTAATCTGGCTGCATCCGTTTGCAAAACTCTATCAGATCGTCGTGCGCGGCCTTATTTGTCTCCCGTGTAGACAATTCCCCCACGATTGAGTCTATTTCGACCAGCTCTTCAGGGCTAAACGAGTCCAGATTGTCCAGTATATGCTGGATATCCTCCGGCGAGAAGTCCATATCTTTAGCTAAGTTAGCTAAATTGCTAGCCATCGAGCCCTAGCTCCTTATCTACGTCGATAATGTCCCCATCAACCATAATCGCATCCTCAATCTCTTCAGGATTCACCAATCTAGACAGCTTTTCTCGCAGTTTATCCTTCAGATCATCCGATGTCTGGTGCGTTATAGTCACTTCGGACTTCTCAGCGAACAACCCAACGTCTGAGACTTTACCCAACAGCTCCAACGCACGTATGCGTATCCTCGGATCAGGGTTTTCGGTCTCTTCGATCAGTTTATTTGTAACTAAGTGGCGTACTTGCGTCGCACTTTTTACCACGGAGTGCCCAAAGTCCTTCAGGATTCTATCCGTTAACAGTAAAGTCGCGGGTGTCAACTGAGCCACTCGCTTAGGAGTTGCAATTTTGGATGTTTTGTGTGGATTCTCAGCGTAAGCTACAGCTAAAGCCGCCGCATTATCCTTGTCTTCACTGGTTGCTTCGACCTCTAGCCCGTTGGCATGCAGGTATTCTACCGTCTTCGCAGCTGCGGACGTTTTGATTGCAAGGTCCTTCATGTCCGGAGCTTTGCGGGTCGGTACTCCGCGCTCAGGTTCAATATGTATAGTCATTTTTAGCCCTCGTTTGTGCAACTATACAAAAAATTTTACAGCATTTCAATCCAGTTTGATAGGAGACGTTTCTATATACGAGGGGGTGGGGTCATTTAGTGTGCCGAAAACGTTAGGTAGGGGGGTCTGTTTTGATGCCCGTGACGATACTTTGTGGAGCCGGGTTCGTTTTTGGGGAAACGTAAAATATTTGCGCAGAATAGTATTATATAAGCGCGCTGACGGGTAGCCGTACTGGGGGGGTCGGGGGTAGGTGGGGTCTCGTAGTTTAAAACTACAAGCGCGATACTGTGACACAACACACATAAAGACGTATACTGGTGTTATCAAAAGCGAAACATGATGTGACGCTAGATAAAATATTCTTGAAAGGAATATACCATGACTACTAAAACTAACCAAAAGATCAATCAATCTAACGTAGTGTTGAGTGAAGGTTTTCTATCACTCATAACCCAAGACGGCAAAGCAGAAACCGCGAGTAAGAAAAAGCGCGGCGAGCTTATCACTAAGGCCATGAATGATGGCATTGATTTCACAAGTAAGACAATGTCAAAAGAACAAATCGGCGAGGTTAAAAACCTTATTGCTTTACGCTTTCCAAAAGATGCCCAAGCAATCTTAAAGATGGGCGCGAAAGAAGCGAATGGAGCAATAGCGGCGGATCACGACGGCGCGAGGTTCAATTCACAAAATAGGCCAATGGATTGGTCGTTCTGGACTAACAAGCAAAAGCGTATCCTTTCCGATTTGGCGAACGCGGTTGTAACTCGTAAGGTTAAAGTGGCCAGAATTAAAGCGGGCGGCAATAGCACTCGAGGTATAGTCGAACGTCTATCAATCGAATGTAACAAGCTTTTCAACGCGGTTATCGCGGCAGACGTCGACACGTTGCCAGATGATTTTGATACCATGGAAGTAATTGCAGGTTTCAAGACTGTGGCGAAAAACTCTGGATTTCAATTAGTTAAGAAATCTAAAAAGTAAAACTTAACTTGGAGCGGCCTAGGCCGCTCCTTACTACCAACCAGAGGAGCATAACAATGCAGAGAATACATCAGGCCGCCTTAGATATCATGGCAAAGTATGATGATGATAAGTTTGATAGTCACATTGGGTATTTAAAATCAAACCTTCATAAGGCCGATCTTACTTATCTATTAAATACACGCCGCAATATGCGAGAGCACGGCGAGACGTTCCCGCGTCAAATGTCTTTTACTTTAATACACCGATAACCACATGCGTCGAGCCGAAAGGTTCGGCGCTTTTTTTGTGTCTTTTTTTGCGGAAGCCAGTTTTCTGAGTAGCTTCGCGTGACAGAGCAATCGGCTTTGTGTGGTGCTTACTAAAACATGTAGTTACAAACTACACTGTGGAAGCCAGTTCTCTGAGTAGCTTCGCGGGTCATGCGTACTTCGTGTGTACATCTTTTCGTATGTCTATGGAGTCGCGCGCAAATTCTCTTTACGTGTAGTTTTAAACTACAATGTGGAAACCAGTACTCTAAGTAGCTTCGCGGAGCGACATGTATGCAGATGCCTTATTTTTATAATGTTCCACTATAATGTTCCTAATGTTCCACAAGAAGTTCCAAAGTAGGCAAAAATAAGTCATTGATTTTATTATAATGTTCCTAATGTTCCTAATGTTCCATATAAAATAATGTCTGTACTCGTGAGCGACCCCCTCGCTAATGCGATACTAACCTCTCATACAAATTCCCTGACCCCCAAAAAATAGTGGAACATTTGGAACATTGGAACATTGTAATGATTTCAAGCACTTACAGACACACCAAATGGAACATTACAAACCCCCTTTGGAACATTGTAATAATATCAATAACTTACAACGGAACATTACCCACAAAACGCATAAGCAAGAACTTGCCTATCTCATAATACCGTAGTTTAAAACTACGTCACACAACCTCGCAATACCTGACACCACGACACACCACAGGACACGCTCAGAAAGCTTGACATTCGCTATATACTATGGTATAGTAGTATATGTTCTGGAGTGATGGTCAACATATCGGCTCTCTCTTCGGGCTGTATCTACTTCGTGTAGTTACTAACTACTAATCAAACTAACCAATCAAACGAATGGAGATTATCATGCCTACAAAAGCACACTGCATATCATGTGACCAACCCTACTCACAACGCCGAAAAGAATTGGGGTACAACTTCTGCCTAGACTGTGGCGAATACCAAGCGACTAAGCAACGCGCAGGTTGGTGTGTCGCACCCATCGCGCACAAGCAAGGCGCAACACTTGTCACCAACTTCAACGACCTCAAGGGTCTAAACAAGTATTCGTTATGATGAAATTCTGGACAGTATTACTACTGACGTATCACGCAGGGACAGATGCTCACGAACCTATGGTATCGAGTATCCTGTTACCCTCGATGGAAATATGCGGCGATGTGATGGACGACTTCTATCCGACTATATTCGCGCACTATCCTGACAGCATGGCTCAATGCCTACAAACCGCAGAGGCTTCAACAACTATGACAAGCCCGAAACCAAAACTAAGACCGTTCTAAAGGAGAACATTATGAACAACGTACACCAACTAACCGCCGAGAGTAGTGAACCACTACACACAGATGCACCAACACTTGCCTCATCTGCAATGCTCGTAGAAGTCAACATATCCTCATGGGCAGGTCGCAAGAAAGACAAGCGGGCTTCCACTAAAGTCACAGAAGATGCTCAAGCAAAGAAGGGTGTCGCAAACGTCTACAAACAATTACTCGGTGATTGTGATGAACTTAGCGCGCTACGCGGTTGCGTCACATCGGCTCGCAACATGCACTCGAACATGACGATGCCTTGGTCTAACTCTGGGCTACGTCTATTACCCACAGCGCAATACTTCAAATATACCGAAGCTATGTCTTACATGCAGAATGAGTTCGAAGCACTAAAGAACAAATTCTTGACCGCGTACAACGACACAGTGGTAGATGTACAGCTAGAGCTTGGCACTTTGTTTTTACGCGAGGACTACCCCTTGATTGAAACGCTCGACAGCAAGTTTGCGTTCCGTATAAACTACATGCCGTTGCCAGATGTCGGCGACTTCCGTGTCGATGTAAGTAACGACGCACTACGAGAAATGCGTAAGGAGTACAGCGACTTCTACAACAAACAATACAACGTAGCTATGAACGACGTGTGGACACGTTTACACAAGGCACTGACAAATATGTCTGAGCGCCTAGACTACAGCGGTAAAGAGGACAAGAAAGTATTTCGTGATACGCTCGTTCCTAACGTCACTGACATGATAGAACTACTACGTGTGTGTAATGTTACGCAGTCTACCCAGATGTCTGACATGGCAACCAAACTCGAAGAGGCGATGTCTGGTGTATCCGCCGTGGTATTGCGTGACGACAATACGTTCCGCGTTAGAACCAAAGCGAAGGTCGACGACATTATCAAAACACTACCATCATTAGATATATAAACAGGAAAGAAGAACAACATGAATAATCAAGCACAATCAATGTACCAAATTAACTTACCACAATGCGTCGATCTAATCGTAGCGGTGGGTAGTAAACGTACCGTCCTAGCTCAAGGTGATATGGGCAACGGTAAATCATCTATGATACACATGATAGGAGATAAACTTCCAAAGCATCGCAAGATATATTTCGATGCCACCACAAAAGACCTTGGCGATATTATGATACCGTCCATGCAATCCATCGACGAAGATGGTTGCGTCCGTATGATTCCTAACGAAGAACTAGGCATACACTTAGATGGGCCGATTATTCTTATGCTCGACGAGATTGGCAAGGCGAACCAAGCAGTGAAGAACGCTATGCTACGTCTCATTCAAGAGAGACAAATTGGTAGTTACTCACTACACCCTGAAAGTGTTGTCTTTGCTACAACAAACAAAGGTAGCGAAGGAGTTGGTGACATACTACCAGCACACGTACGTAACCGTATGATTGTGGTGCAGATCAAGAAAACAGATCACATGGACTGGATCGAATGGGGTATCAACAACGGCATAGATCACAGCCTACTTGGTTGGGTTAAAGACAACCCACACTTGATGGCCTCGTTCGAAGATATCAAAGACCCATCTGAGAACCCGTACATCTTTGATCCGCGAGCGCAACGTGCCGCCTTTGTTACACCTCGCTCACTACATTCCGCATCTGACATATTGAAGTCGCGAGAAGGTATCGACGATATTACTTTGACCGCCGCCTTGATGGGTACGATTGGTGATCGTGGTGCAATGGACTTGATGGCGTTTGTGTCACTATCCGATCAGCTACCTACCTTGCAGTCTATCAAAGACAGCCCGCTTACCGCCAAAGTGCCTGACAGCGCCGCCGCTATATGTATGGTTGTGTATAGAACTATGTCCGCGTTGGACAAAGACTGGATCAACAAGTGGATGGATTACTTACCGCGTCTCGATACCGAAGCACAAGCTATGTTCGCTAATGGTGTACGCGCAAAGAACTATTCCAAGCAGTCAATGGTTATGACGAACAAGAAGTTCACTGATTGGGCTATGGAGAACAACCACCTATACACAGCAGACAAGGTGTAAGCATGGAAAAGAGTTATGACGTAACTGTCGAAGGGCTAGTATCGCGGGTTATCTGTGTACTTGCACACACCGAAGCCGAAGCAATCGCAGAGGCAAAACAAGAGTTCACTTCATTAGTGGGCGCATTAAACGCTGTCGTTGTTACAGCAGAGGAGAGATATAATGGGTAAACGATGGACAGATAAAGAGGATGGTATCCTCGAAACACTACGCGATGGGGGCATGACCTACAAAGAGATAGCCTCGATCATGGGTCGCACAAGCACAGCTATTCATCAACGTGCATATGTGTTGAGACACAACGAGCCTACGTTTCGTGAAGTTGTGGATACAGCGTTCGCTAAACATGAGATCGAGTTCGGTGAGCCTGACAAGCCGTTGCCGAAAATACAGCACATGATTAATCAAATGGAAAGAGACATCAAGCCGAAGCCGCAGTGGTGGAAAGCTATGATGTGGTGGAGGAAATAAAATGTTAATGGTAAATCAACTAACTGAGGAGCAACGGCTGACAAAAGCTGTTGTATCCATCATGGGCAACCCGAAGTATATCTATCTCGCAGGTGTGCTGATGATCGGGGAGCGTGACGTCGTGGACGATCCAAGCATACCAACCGCATGTACCAATGGACGTGACGAGTTCTACGGACGTGAGTTTCTAAGTAAGCTCAACGATGCCGAGCTTAGATTTCTGGTGTTGCATGAAGTGTATCACAAGTTGTTCCGTCACTTGACCACATGGAAACATCTATACATGCAAGACGCACATCTTGCGAACGTAGCGTGTGACTACGTAATCAACCTAAAGATTGTAGATGATAACTACGCAGATGGGTTTGCTACTATGACAGGCGAACTTGTGAACGGTTGCTATGATCGTAAGTATGTGGGTATGGATACCGCACAGGTGTACAACTTGCTACGTAAAGATCAACCGCAAGGTGGTGGCCGCAGTGGTGGTGACGGTGATCCCGAAGATGGTGATGGTACGCCTGAGAATGGTAGTGGCTCACTACCGAACGGACACGAACCATTCGATGCACATGATTGGGATGGGGCGCAAGAAATGACCGCCGATGAACAGCGTGATCTTGCCAGAGAGATTGACGAGGCAGTACGTCAAGGTGCATTGGTTGCAGGGAAGATGGGTAGTGGTGGTGATCGTGGCCTAGAAGAATTGCTAGAACCACAAGTCGATTGGCGTGAAGTGTTGCGTGAGTTTGTGCAGACTACTTGTACAGGCAGTGACTACTCTACATACCGCAGACCTAATCGTAGGTATCTGAGTAGTGGTATCTACATGCCAAGTGGTGTCAGTGAAAAGGTTGGGGAACTGGTGGTCGCAATCGACACGTCTGGGTCTATCCAACAGCCCGAAGTCACCGCGTTTCTTTCCGAAGTCAAAGCAATATGTGACACAGTACGTCCAGACAAAGTACGTCTGTTGTATTGGGACACGACAGTATGTGGTGACGAAACGTATGACACGCATGAACTAGAAACACTTATACAATCTACCAAGATCAAAGGCGGTGGCGGTACAGATGTAGACTGTGTGACTGAATACATTCGTGAAGAAAGCATCAACGCGCAAGCGGCTATCGTACTAACAGACGGCGACCTATACAGTGGTTGGGGTCAGTGGACTATGCCTGTGTTGTGGTGCGTTATCGACAACAAGCACAAAGTGCCAGACGTAGGTAAATGTGTACACATAAAATCGAGGGACATGTAATGAGTAACGATGAACTAATTGATATACTTGAAAAGCACGTCACTTGCGAATGGGAAATTACCGATACTGGCGAAGGTATTGTAACAATAAACTTTATCACCAACATAGCCGAGGGAGATGAATAATGAGTAAGATTGGAAATTATGTAGTAGGACTACAGGAGCAAGAGCTTTTCATCGAGTGCCCTGAGTGTAAGGACACAGAGCAACATGGCAAAGTAACGAGCGAGGAGTTCAAATGGACTGGCGATATGTACGAGCCATTCGAGACATGGGTCGATTGCAACAACTGTAACGGTCTAGGTGAGATTGAACGTGACTTCGACGACGACGAAGGAAATTCGTGTGGGCAATAACTGCCCACGCAGATACTTTAAACTAAACAACAACATTAAACAACAGGATAGAAACAAATGGCACTAACATATTCATCATTCAGTAGCTTCGACGAAGTAGTTAATCACTACGAGAATGTAAAACCAATGGGCGGCATTAGTAACAAGGGTAAAGATGTCAGACCTATGGGTGATCGCAAACGCAAGTACGAGCGTATCGTAAAGATCAGTGACAACTGCTATGCATTTTCAGACGGCTTTCACTTTGGCGACGCGCTCTTTAATTGGGGTTGGGGTTACACCGCTTCCGCTGAGTTTGTACCTACACTAAAGCACATGGAGAAGTATGCACCTATCGTATGGCGTAAGAAACGTGACGGCACAGAGCAAGTCACGATACGTAATGGGTATGGAGAAAGCTCACACAACTCACGCTATGCTTTTATAAACAGACACACACCGAGAGGTTTGGGGTTTCATATCGACAATGGCAAACAGTACATAACTAGGACACTCGGTAGGTATCGAGACAATAGAACAGACACACGATACTATCTAGCCAAGACCCACACCGCACCGCGTGTTATCTACAACCACATAAAAGAAAACCGACAAGATAATTGGTGGTCAGAGCGAACTAGTAAGTGGGTTATGTTACACGACGACAACTCTGCCTTAGTGTTCAACAAAACCACCAGCACAGATCAGTTCTCTGGTGTTGACTGGGTACATGTTGAGGGGACAGGACGTACGATACCAAAAGGCCCGCGTGTGGACAAGCAAACCAAGGCTAAGTTCAAAGATGCAATCAATTCGTTCTTTGAATGGGGTATGACTATGTCACCTCTACTAGAGTTGGAGGACAACGAGTACACAACTAAGCAGGGAGCGATACTAGCCGAAACCTATGGGAATACGCATGGCACATACTGGCGACAGCCTAATGCGAAAACAGGACGTGAGATTGTGCGAGACGATCAGCACACCGCACGACTAGCGTTTTGGGTACACTTTGCTAGCAACTGCTACGGTGCAGGTGAACATAGTTGGAGTTTCAACAGTACACCTCTGCTCAAAAAGCTAGAGACTAAAGAAGATGTGTCCATTGTACGGTCACGCTTCAATACATTCATCAACGCAGAACTCGGGTTCATAACAAAGTAAGGAGAACAACTATGAGTGACTTATCATTACAACAAGTAAGAAACCTAGAACATCCAGACAGAGCCGAAAGGGCAAGGGGTATTACACCTAATCTAGACGTGCAGATGATGGCAGATGCACTAACCAAAAAGGTTCGTGGTTACAAGACCGCGCCTAAAGACCTAGATTCCATATGGGTGTATAGGCCGCAAGATACTTACGCTATGGGTTGGCTAACTTATAACGATATGTTTGATTCATCAAGTAGCTACGAATGTAGACATGCGGTGTTCTCACCTAACATACAGAACGGCAAGTATTCGTATGGGTCTAAAACACATATGGCTACAGCACTGCATTTCAACAAGGGGTTACTTAACGCATGTAAATACCTACGTCCACCAAACACAAAGCAGGTGTTACACCAAGTGCAAAGCAAGTTTTGTAGAGCGGTGCATACCGCAAAGGACGAAGCAAAAATTAGGGCGAGTAAGATCACAAACAAGATCGACACCGATGTTTTCGGTAGGACACGCCTCAACCAAGCCCCTCTTAATCGGGAACTCGCTAACATATTGCGTTCGGACTATGAGTTTGTCGATAAAGAACTTGAAGCACAACTGATCGAAGCCTTTGAAGCGACTAAGGAGCATAAAGAAAGCAGGGCGTTACATGACGTAGAGCATATGTTCATCGAGGTGGTACAATCTCAAGGTGCTAATCTCTATCGAGGCTTTAACACAGTAGTACAGAACTCTTCACTGTATCGTCACGACGATAGCGACGGGAACAAGGTATCGTACACACAGGAAGAACTACCAGAGAAGTTGTTCGGTGCAATGTCTGTGCTGTCTATGGTCGAGGAAGGCCAATACGTTTCTGGCGTTGGGTATCGTGCAGGTGAAAACATGTTCTATATAAAAGGCGAGTGAGTGTGGAGACAGAGGATACCATCACGTACCGCGTGACAATCCATCCTACTACAAATAAGGTTAATGTAATGTCTTTTGATCTAGACGCTATTGACGCGACAGGTTTAGGGGTATATGACACTATAAACGAAACACCTAAATGGATTCAAGAACGCATTGCTACTCTTATGCTTGTTGACCCTACACCACCGACTGAACCAATAGTAGGTATAGGTCATAGGATCGACAAGACTACCTATTGGATTTACGCTGATAGGTAGTGACACACTACCAATTTAACTTTGGGGGGCGGACAAACGCCTCCCATTTATGCCAGTTACCACACACGGAGATCAACAATGGCAACCACACCAGAAGCTAAAGTAAAGAAGGTAGTGACTAACTACCTAAAGAAGATGGGAGCATACTACTTCTACCCTGTTACAGGTGGATTTGGACGGAGCGGCGTACCTGACATAGTCGCATGCTACAAAGGAATGTTCCTTGGCATTGAATGTAAAGCAGGGAAGGGAAAGACTACTGCATTACAGCAGAAAAACTTAGACGATATTAAAACAGCAGGGGGTTTTGATTGGGTCGTAAACGAAACAAACATGCACCAAACAGAAACACAGATTAAGTATTGGGCATCAACACAACAGGAATAAACAACATGAGCATTATTAATAATATGGAAGCACAAGAAGTTTTTATTACCCATCAAATGCCTACAGGCACTGCCTTTGGGGTACGAGTAGATAACGGCGAGAAAGTTTTTATAAACTCTAAACTATCTAAGAAGCACACTATCACTGAGGAACAAGTACGGACACTTATACTAATCCCAAACACTAAGATCGACACACCTTGGCAAGCTGTTGGTGTAAGTGGAGTTCATACTGAGCCGACACCTCGTGTTGAGGTAGCTAATCTGGAAGACCGCATTGAGGAACATTTCAAAGAGGAAGCTAATCAGGTTGCGTCTACTTCTAAAGTATTGGCTGACGCATTAGAGGTTGACGTTGTGTCTATACAAACAGCACTGATTCGTATGCACAATGCAGGGGAAATGACTAAGGCGCAGGTGCATTGTAAAGGTGGACAAGATAAAGCCTCTTGGGTTTTGTGGGCTCCAAATACAGATTGGTATGAAATGTAATGCGGGATAAAGATAAACTAACACCCGCCCTCGAGTACGAGTTACAGTTCTTACGTAAACAAGTAGACTTCTGGCAACAGCAATACGTACAGCCAACTGCATCACCATCTGCACGAGATCGTTACGATTACGCCAAGGCAGACTTAACTAAGTTTGTGAGCAACAGGCGTAAAGAAGGATACATCATATGACCAAGAAAGAAGAACGTGTGTGGAAGTATCTACTTGCCAACCGCAAGGCAAGTTCTAGCCAAGTAGCTGAGGCAACGAGTACGAGCGTGGGCTATGTAGATAAGATGCTAGAAACTATATCGTCACCCAACTGGAGAGAAGAAGTACCCACCAAGTTTGTAAAGGCTGACGATGCTAAAACTAGGTACGACTTATTACCACCAGAGTTGTTGGAAGAAACAGCGAAAGTACTTACGTTCGGCGCACAGAAATACAGCGCACACAACTGGGCGCAAGGTGCATCTTGGAGTAGATACTTTAGTGCTATGATGCGTCACATGTGGGCTTGGTGGAGAGGCGAAGATAATGACCCCGAAACAGGGTTCTCACATTTAGCTCACGCCGCATGCTGTCTTAGCTTTCTTATAGCTTATCAGCGACGCGGCTTAGGCGAGGACGATCGGGTATGACTGGAAAAGCAATGGACGTTTATACTCTGGACTTTGAGACCTACTACGATCAGGAATATTCGCTATCCAAGATGACGACAGAAGATTATGTGCGCGACTCGCGCTTCGAAGTAATCGGCCTTGCTATAAAAAAGAATGATAAAACTACACAGTACTTTAACGACCACCGGGTAATCGAACGTCTACTATCATACATAGACTTCTCTGAGAGCGCTATCCTAGCACAGAACACTATGTTCGATGGAGCTATACTGAGTTGGAGATATGGTGTGAAGCCGAAGGTTTGGTTCGACACTATGTGCATGGGTAGAGGTTTACACGGGGTGGATGCAGGTGCATCACTGCGAGCGTTATCTGAACGCTATGGTATCGGCGAAAAAGGTTTCGAGGTAAACAATGCCAAGGGTAAACGCCCCGCCGATTTCACTGCAGAAGAAGCTAAGAAGTACGGCGAGTATTGCATACAGGATGTCGAGCTAACATATAAACTGTTTAAGATTATGGGAGCTAACTTTCCGCGCACTGAGTTAAAGTTGATCGACGTTACACTGCGTATGTTTATTGACCCGATACTTGACCTAGACCTTGGGTTGTTGGAACAGCACTTAGAGGACACGCAAGATCGTAAGGATAAACTACTGCGCGATGCAGGGGTGACAGATAAGAAAGACTTGATGTCTAACTTAAAGTTTGCCGACATGCTACGTGATCTCAACGTCGAGCCACCTATGAAGATCAGTCTGACAACAGGCAAGGAGACGTATGCCTTTGCTAAGAGTGACGAGAACTTCAAGATATTACAGGAGCATGAGGATGATCGTGTGCAATCTCTAGTAGCGGCGCGCCTTGGAAATAAATCTACTCTTGAGGAAACACGCACGCAGAGGTTTATAGGTATCTCTAAACGTGGGCGTTTACCCGTACCGATTAGGTACTACGCGGCGCACACTGGTAGATGGGGTGGAGCGGATAAGATTAACTTACAAAACCTACCGAGCCGTGGGCCAAATGGTAAGAAGTTAAAGAGGGCTATCATTGCACCAGAAGGACACACAGTTGTCGAAGCCGACTCTTCCCAAATCGAGGCACGGGTACTTGCGTGGTTTGCGGGACAGAATGATCTAGTAGACCAGTTCTCCAAAGGTGAGGACGTGTATAAGTACATGGCGTCTAGCATCTACAACGTGGCTGTAGAGAACGTAACTAAAGATCAGCGGTTTGTGGGTAAGACTACAATTCTAGGTGCGGGCTACGGCATGGGAGCAGAGAAGTTCCAAGCGCAACTAAAACAATACGGGTTCGACATCGAGTTGGACGAGGCGAGGCGCGTTATCAATATATACCGAGAGGCTAACTTCAAGATTAGTAAGGTGTGGAAAGACGCTAACTATATGGTCAAGCAGTTGGCAAACAATCGCGCTGTGCAGTTCGGAAAGAAGGGTATCATTGGAGTAGACCCTGAGAACCAAGCCCTTATAATACCTAACGGATTAAAGATATTTTACCCTGAGTTACATGGGGAGCAATCTGAGAAAGGGTTCGAGTATACATACAAAATACGTCGAGGCCGAACACGGATATATGGTGGTAAGGTTATCGAGAACGTGTGTCAGGCTATAGCACGTTGCATAATAGGCGAGCAGATGCTACTAATTAATAAGAAATATAAAGTAGTGCTTACTGTACACGACTCGATTGCATGTTGTGTACCCGACGAGGAGGTCGCCGAAGCACAAGCATACGTGGAGAGATGTATGAGATGGACACCAGACTGGGCAGAGGGCCTACCTGTCGATTGCGAAAGTGGTACTGGCAAGTCGTACGGAGATTGTGAATGAAGACTAGAAAGTGCCGCACATGTTCAGAACATAAACCTCTAAGCCAGATGGCAAAAGATGCGGGTAGACCCGACGGAGCTACCAATCTTTGTAAAGCATGCCGTAGAGAACGAGATTATTTTAGGGTTCATGGTGTGGAGCGTCCTAAAGACTTGACCCTTGTATTCAAATTAATCGCAGGAGTTGAACATAAGCGTTGCCCTACGTGTTCTGAATATAAAGCATACGGTAATTTCCACAAAGACAAAAAAGAAGCTAAGGGGATTGCTGCAAGTTGTAAGTCTTGCAGTAACATACGGACGAAACAAACATCCAAACGTAGCAGTGATGGTCTGGAAGATAAGTATATACGCAACCTCTTAGCTATGCGATCCAAGTTAAAACTGTCAGAGTTCCCTCAAGAAATAGTTGACGTTCAACGAGAAGTTATAAGAATAAAAAGATTTATAAAGGAGAATAACGTATGAAAAATGTTGTAGAAGTAAGGGACGCTCTTGCTAAAGCCTTTAAAGGGCTTTCAGATGGGACGATGGATTCCAAAGACGCTTCTGAAATGGCAAATCTAGCAGGTAAGATGATAAATTCAGCAAAGGTACAGTTGGATTATCATGCCCTACGTAAAGACGCACCAAGTATAAAGTTCTTACATGTAGTCGAGGAAGTGCAGGAATGAGTAAAGCCGACGAACTAAACAAATGTCCATTTAAATAGGAGACTGGAAATGACGGAAGAACAATTTGACGCGCTGTGCATGGAGCAATTTACGCTCGCTTTGGACGGGATACAGAAAAATGCGCCGGAGGATTATGCTACGATAGGGCGCGACGAGTTCGCAAAGGTTGCGTATTCGGTGTTCTCGCAGGGTATTTATATGGGTTATAATCTAGGCGCGAAGATGGTAGCCGACATGCTAAAAGAAGAGGGTGTAGCAGAGGAACATATTGTCCAATGAGTAAAGCCGCGCCGTGGTCGTTTAGTCGGATCAAAGCATTTGAGCAATGCCCCAAACAGTTCTACCATGAGAAGGTACTCAAGCAGTATCCGTTCAGAGAAACTGAGGCTATGCGCTACGGCACTGAGTTCCACAAGGCATGTGAGGATTACATAGGTAAAGGTACTCCTGTACCCGCCAAGTTCGACTTTATAAAACCTACGTTGGATTCCCTTAACGACAAAGAAGGCAAGAAGATAGTAGAGCAGAAGTTAGGCTTGACTGCCGATCTAGAACCCTGCAGTTTCTTTGCAAAAGATGTATGGTTTCGAGGCATTGTTGATCTTGCGATCATAGACAAAGAAACTGGGGTGGGTTGGATCATTGACTACAAGACAGGCAGATCGGCGAAGTATGCTGACAAAGGTCAGTTGGAGTTGATGGCGTTGACAATCTTTAAACATTACCCAGAAGTTATCAAGCTAAAGGCAGGGCTGTTATTCGTTATCGCCAAGAGCCTAGTAAAAGCTGAGTACGAAATAGACTTACAGCAACTTCTATGGGGGAAATGGTTAGCAAACTATGCTAAGATGGAGAAAGCGTTCGAGGTGGATGTTTGGAATCCAAAGCCATCTGGTCTGTGTAAACGACACTGTCAAGTAGTTGAGTGTCCCCATAATGGAGCAAACTAATGGTGGTTGATTGGGATCATTTTTATTTCTGCAATACTCCTGTAAACAAGTTGGCGGCTATTGTGGCAAACCAACGTAATTGTGGAGAGCAGGTTGCTTACGATCCTAGAGTTCTGAAGTTAGTAGTGAAGTTGGTAGATATTACAAACGCAATTAAAACAGCTACCCCTGCAGTTTCAAACGCTATGCGGGATATACCTATATCTAAAAAGTTTAAACTTACGCGGTTAGACGATTTAGCTAAGATACGAAAACGACTAAAGAAAAAAGATAGGTGTGAAGACGCTAACACAGTCCATTTCTATATGGACCTAGTAGCGCAAGCGGGTCACACACACGCAAAGATACGTGCAAAACAACAGGAGTTAGGTATAATACACAATATATCTAGCAGACAAACCGCCCGAGTAGCGAAAGGTAGAGCCGATGCCCTATGTAAATAAACCCCGCCCATATAAAAAAGAATATCAACAGCAGAAAGCAAGAGGAGAACACGAAGCTCGTATGGAGCGACAACGCGCCAGACGTGCGATGGATAAGAAAGGTAAAGATGCCAATAAGAACGGCAAAGCCGACAAGAGAGAAGGTAAAGATATCGCTCACAAGAAGGCACTAAGTAAAGGCGGCACAAACAAGGACGGGTACAAAGTCCAGAGCCGTAAGAAAAATCGAGCCGCGGGTGGTGCTATGAGCAGCCCCAAGAAAAAAAGGTAGTGACTCACTACTACGGAGAACAACATGGAAATTTTGAGGGATAAAGCAATAATGCTACGGGTACGTAACCCAAAGCAAATAACAACAGCTATCCCCAACAGCAGGGAGCTACCTATGAACAAGGTCGTCGTAAAGTGGGGGTTAGATGAAGTTCTATCCCTGCGTTCGTTAAATATAAATGTACCATCACCGATTACAAAACGGTACAGTTGGCCGGGGCAATACACGCCATTCGACCACCAGAAAGACACCGCGTCTTTTATGACACTGAACAAGAAATCCTTTTGCTTTAACGAGCAGGGTACAGGTAAAACTGCATCAGCCATATGGGCGGCAGACTATCTTATGACCCAAGGCAAAGTTAAACGCGTGCTTGTTGTATGCCCTTTGTCGATTATGGACAGCGCATGGCGCAACGATTTATTCTCTTTTGCTATGCACCGCACAGTAGATGTAGCGCACGGGAGCAAACAGAAACGCAAGAAAATAATAAACAGCGGTGCTGAGTTCGTAATCATAAACTACGATGGTGTTGAAGTTGTTAGAGACGAGATTGCGGCAGGTGGATTTGATCTGTTCATCGTTGACGAGGCTACACACTACAAGAACGCACAGACAAAACGGTGGAAGACACTAAACAAACTAATCAAGGAAGACGATTGGTTATGGATGATGACAGGTACACCCGCCGCACAAAGTCCAGTTGATGCCTACGGCCTAGCTAAACTTGTGAACCCTCTTTCAGTACCGAGGTTCTTTGGTGCATGGAGAGATATGGTTATGCACAAGATTACGCAGTTTACCTACAAACCGAAAGAGACATCTAAGGATACAGTGTTTCAAGTACTGCAACCCGCGATTAGGTTTACCAAAGACGAGTGCCTTGACCTGCCAGACATGGTCTACACCAAACGCTTCGTCGAAATGACCCCACAACAGAAGAAGTACTACGAAACACTGCGCAAACAAATGCTGATGCAGGTAGCAGGAGAGTCCGTGACTTCGGCTAACGCCGCGATCAATATGAACAAGCTACTGCAGATTAGCGCAGGGGCAGTATATACTGACGATGGAGATTCGATAGAGTTTGACATCAAAAGTCGATACCAAGCGTTAAGGGAAACCATTGACGAGAGTAGTCAAAAACTAATTGTGTTCGTGCCGTTCCGACATACTATAGATATGGTCGTGCAGAAGCTACGGAATGACGGCGTTACGTGTGAGGTTATACGAGGAGATGTCTCTGCGGCTAACCGAACGGCTATATTCGATAGGTTCCAGACGACATCTGACCCGAAGGTGCTAGTGGTTCAGCCACAGTCTGCCGCGCACGGTGTGACCTTGACTGCGGCGAACACAATAGTATGGTGGGGGCCAACTTCTTCTTTGGAGACTTACCTACAGGCTAACGCACGTATTCATCGTGCAGGTCAGGTGCATAAGTGTACTGTAATTCAGTTGGCAGGGTCTGCCGCGGAAAAACGTATTTACCGCATGCTAGACGAGCGTATAAACATACACACTGCAATGATAGATTTATATAAAGAAATACTTGACTAACTACCATACAGTAGTATATGACGGTAACACAAGTATAAAACGGAGAACAATATGGCTGTGTCAGTAGACAAGTTAGTTAAGGCGTACACTAAGATACGCGACAAACGTTCGGAGCTAACTTCCAAATATAAAGAGGAAGAGAGTAAGCTCCGTGAACAGCAAGACAAGGTAAAACTTGCTTTGTTGGGATATTGCAAAGAACACGAAGTTGATAGTGTACGCACTGCTTCGGGTCTGTTCTACCGCACTGTCAAGCAACGGTATTGGACAAGCGACTGGGAATCCATGCACAAGTTTATTATGGAAAATGAGCTCCCTGAGTTTTTCGAGAAGCGTTTAAATCAAACCCATGTACGTCAGTTCATTGAGGAAAACCCTGACCTAGTTCCGGCAGGTCTTAATGTGGATTCTGAGTACGCAATCTCTGTGAGGAAAAAATGAGTGATATTGAATCGCCATATGTGAATATAAATACTGTAGTGGACTACTTCCAAGTGTCCCTATCTACAATTCGCAAGTGGGTGTACACAGGTGAAATCCCTGCGAGTAGTTACATAAAGGTAGGCGATATCTACCGGTTTCGGCTCGATGAAGTGGAAGCGGCATTAGCTTCTAAAACCAATAAGGCTCACAAAGAAGCCTCAAAAACGAAAGGAGAATAGTTGATGGTAGGCCAATCAACTTTCGGGAGTGGTGATAATCCCAATCGGATTAGTCTCCGTGGTGGACGTTTCCACCAATCCATTGACGGCGAGCACGTCAGCGTAAGTGATGGCCCATTAGATTTAATTATAGTGAACGCCGCAAAGTTGGCTCGCACTTACTATGAAGGTGCGTACGATCCAGCAAACCCATCTGCCCCGACATGTTGGTCGCCAGACACGCAGATACCATCCAAAGATGTTCCGACAGGCCAAAAGCAAGCTAACCGCTGTATGGACTGCCGACAAAACATTAAAGGTTCAAGTATCGGTGGAGGCCGAGCTTGTAGGTATTCGCAACGTCTAGCTGTTGTATTAGAAGGTCATATGGATACAGTTTATCAGATGCGTATTCCCGCTACATCTATTTTTGGTAAAGACCAGAAAGGTGATATGTCTATGCAGGGTTACGCTAAGTACTTACACAAGCACAAAACTTCGTCAATATCGGTGGTTACACGGGTACGTTTTGACGAAAAGTCTGAGACACCTAAACTGTTTTTTAAAGCTGTACGTGCGCTTAACGAACAAGAACTTAATAAGGCGATTGAACAAAAAAGTAGCCGTGCGGCAAGTACAGCTACGTTACAGACCATGTCGGTTCAACTAGAAACCGCAAGGGATAGCTCTCCGTTTACAGAAGTAAGCGGTTTTGAATATAACAAAGGAGAAGACTTATGGCAGTAGCCAAACAACTACAACTAATTAAGGGCGTCGAAGCCCATTACCCACGTCTCAATCAAACATACAGGTTTGATAGGAGTGTTCCCCCTAAAGGGAAGACAGTGCCTTGTGGCCCTACCGAAGAGAACGCAAAGTACGAGACAAAGTTTCGTATGAATGATGCACAAGCGAAAGAATTGTATACGGCTATGGTAGTCGCATACAAGGAAGCGGCAGACCCAAACTGGCCTGAAATGCCAAAGCCTACTGAAGTGTTTGAAAAAGACGCAGATGGTAAGTATATTGGCTCTGCTCAATTAAAGGGTCAGTATTCCGGTGTGATTACCGAAAAGCCTCTACAGGTTGACGCAAAGAATAGAAGACTACCTTCTGACTTTGAACTCACACACGGTAGTATCGTGAACATGGGAGTAACGCTTGTACCGTACAGTATGTCTACTCATGGTGTGTCTTTACGGCTAAAAGCTGTGCAAGTTATAACATTGGCGGATAAGAAACAACATTCTCCGTTTGATGCGCAAGAAGGTTTTTCTCTTGATGAAGATGATCCATCTGTAATATTCGGGGATGTGACTGCTTCTGCTCCTGTTGAAGTGGATGAAATGCCCGAACCAGTAAAGGTCGCCAAGAAAAAAGAGGTAGTTGCTCCCTCTGCTAACGAGGCTGATCTTGCGTCTATCGTAGATAACTGGGACGACTGAGGGGTCAGTCACCTAGTTTAACGATAGGCAGTTGCGGCGGGTTTGTTACCCTTTCGAGAGCCCGCCGCAACATATTTTTGGAGCAGTAGCAATGAATAATTTAGATTTTTTAAAAGGATTACTTAGCGAGTCAGGACACTATTGCGTGTTCGCCGCTAAAGGTGATGTACGTATACAAAAGTTTTACGATACTATTGAAGACACAGAAAGAGCTACACGTAAGTTTATAGCAGACGGATTGAACACCTATTTTGCTTTAAGCACGTTTAAAGAACCAACCAAAGATGCGGGACGCAAAGGCACGAACGCACACGAGTTGAAGTCTTTCTTCCTCGACTTGGATTGTGGACCAACATACGAATACCCTACCAAAGAAGCCGCAGTATCTGCAGTACGTGATTTCTGTAAGAAGCTGTCGCTACCTAAACCCTTAATGATTAACAGTGGTCGAGGCGTGCATGTATATTGGCCTCTTACCGAAGCAGTTTCGGCGGAGCAATGGCTTGTAGAAGCCGACAGACTAAAACGATGCTGTTCTGAGAACGGATTACTTGCTGACCCTGCAGTCACTGCTGACGTGGTACGTATACTACGCATGCCAAACTCAAAGAACTATAAAGAAGAGCCGCCCCTACCAGTAGAGTTCCTTGGTGTATCTATGCCAGAACCTATTGCGCTAGAAGATTTTACATCCAAGCTAGGTGTCCTAGCGAAGCCAGTTATAAAGATTGATCTGGGTACTGACGCGCTGTACGAAGCCTACGCCGAGAACAGCGAGAATGTTTTTAAGACGATCATTAAGAAGACTGTCGAAGGTCGAGGATGCGAGCAGTTAAAGTACATTGCTATGAACCAAGCAGAGGTGAGCGAACCTATGTGGAGAGCGGGTCTATCTATTGCGAAGTTCTGCAGTGATGGAGACATGGCCGCAGTAAAGATATCAGAAAAACATCCTGAGTATAATGAAGCAGATATGCGCAAGAAGATGGAAGAGATCAAAGGCCCATACACCTGTGCAAGTTTTAACGACCTTAACGAAGGTACATGTCAGAACTGCCCTTTATGGAATGAGATCAAGTCGCCGATTGTATTAGGCAAACGTATTCGGGAGTCCGAAGGCGAAGTGGTAGTATCAGCACCGATTCTGAAGGCCGGTGTAAAGAAGTCCGAAGATTTTGAGATACCAGAATATCCTAAGCCTTACTTCCGTGGAGCGGCGGGTGGCGTATTCTTACGCAGTAGCAATGCTGACGGGGACGTAGAAGAAGAGGTTATATACCATCACGACATTTATATTACTCGGCGTCTACATGACATCGAGCTAGGTGAGACGCTAGTGTTTCGCTTACATTTACCACGAGACGGTGTGCGCCAGTTTAACGTGCCCCTTACGAGTATAACTTCCCGTGAGGAGTTCCGTAAGTGCATGGCGAAAGAAGGCGTAACTGCATTTGGAAAAGGCACAGATAAACTTATGGCATACACAACAAAATGGGTTGACGAGCTACAGCGTACAACTGTAGCAGACGAGGCGCACCGACAGTTCGGTTGGGCAGACGACAATATGGAAGCGTTCGTATTAGGTGACAAACTAGTTACTGCGACAGGGACTGACTTTAATCCGTCTTCCTCTAGTACAGCAGGGCTAATGGATTCGTTTGAGGCTAAAGGCACTCGGGAAAAGAACCTTGAACTGTTAGAGTTCTACAACAAACCAAACTACGAACTGCATCAATACGTGGTCGGCGTTGGTTTCGGCTCACCTCTCATGGCCTTGACAGGTCTAAACAGCATGTCGATCCACCTATATGGCGGTTCGGGCGTAGGTAAAACTACTGCACAGATGGCGGCGATCGGTATATGGGGAAGCCCTGACGATCTGATGAACAAGCCAGAGGATACACATAACTCTCGTATGCTACGTGGTGAGGTGATGCACAACATACCCTTAGTGTCAGACGAGATGACTAACGTAAATGGTGAACAGATGTCTGACTACGTTTATCAGGTGTCTGGTGGTCGGCAGAAAAACCGCATGTCTATGAACGGCAACACGGAACGGGCGCGGGGTAAACCTTGGCAACTGCTCGCGTTAAGCTCAGGCAACACGAGTGCATGGGAAGTACTGGGTCGTCACAAAGCATCTCCGAAAGCAGAGATGTATCGGATGTTTGAGATACGTGTTAAAAAGATGAACTTCACTAAGGGAGACAACACTGCCACAGCCTACCTTATAAACGACTTCAAGAATAACTACGGGCATGTAGGCATAGAGTATATACAATGGGTTATAAACAACAAAGAAGAAGTACGCCGTATTGTTGAGTCTGTGCGTACACGTCTGGACAGAGCGGCTGGACTTAGCACGGAGCATAGGTTCTGGTCTAATGGGAACGCGGTTATTATTGCAGGTCTTATCATCGCTAATAAGTTGGGCCTCGTTAATTACGATGTCGGTGCTGTGTATAAGTGGGTTGTGGGTGAATTGCTTTCTCGTAACAGCTACGTCAGCGATACAGGTTCATCTGTTGTGCAAACACTCAACAACTACTTGTCAGAAAACTTCAACAACATGCTCAAGATCGAAAGCACTGAAGACCTTCGTGGCAAGAACGAGAATGGCCTAGATCAACTTGTACCTGTCGGTGCATCGCCTAAAGGCCATTTGGTTGCACGGTACGAGCCAGACACTAAGCTGTTGTTCCTAAGATTGAAGCCGTTCCGAGAGTGGTGTGTAGATCAGCAGATAAACTACCAAGGCATTGTAGACGACTTAAAGAATAAGTTAGGCGCAAAGCGTATCAAGAAACGCCTTACTAAAGGCACTGACTTTAACCTACCGCCAGATTGGGTACTAGAGATGGAGTTTGCAGAGATGGAGCAAGATAGTGATGGATCAGAAGGTATTGAAGGTTGACGATTTAAACCCTGATGGGTTACGGATCACTGTTGACTGGGAAGACATGAGTGTGGGGGCATCCATATTTGTGCCTTGTGTCAACACCGAGAAGGGTAAAGAGCAACTAAACAAGATCGCAAAACGTAAAGAATGGAAGTTGGATACGCAAACCTGCATAGAAAACGGTAAATTAGGTTTACGTACGTGGCGTACTGTGTAACAATACTCACACGACGTTCGCCTGTGAATGTTGTTCTCAACCTACTTGCCCTCGCTTCGGCGGGGGCTTTTTT